AGCTAAACCAAGTTTATTAGCAGTCCATTCCGCTAAATTATCGCTTGTTACGACATTATCTGCCGTTCTTACATTTGCTTCTGACATGGATAACTCCAAGAATTAACCCAATGAACCCATTGGTAGGAAAATCATTTATAACATAAATGTCGCTTTTTTACAACATTAAATTGCTCGTTCAACCGCTTCAGCGTTAGCTTCATTAAATTCAGTTTTGTTTAAATGAGCAAGAACTAAAGCCAATTGTGCTTTCATCTGCTCAATCTCTAGCTGTGTCTGAGTTTTAATAACAGTATCGTGAGCTTGGGTATCGGTGCGTGTCATTGTATCTTCACGCTTAACTTGTAGGCGCATCTTCTCACGCTCTGTTTCAGCTTCTTGTACTTGCTGTTGAACAGTAGCACGATATTTCTTATCCATTTCTTCGGCTTGAATCTGCTGTTGAAGTTGCTGGATCATCTGTTTGCTTTGAGCCAACTGCATCTGTACTTGTGGTGGAATAGGTGATTTATCGTCAATTTGCGCCATAGGATTAGCTGCTGCAAGTCTATCTGCAATGACTTCTGCGCCTGGGAAGTCCATATTACGGAATATTAGATCACCAGCAGTTTGCATCAATGTAGGATCAGCACCTAATAAACTCATGAAAGAATCTACTGCTTCTTGACGTTTAGAGTTGTAACCAGGGCCTGTTTCCATTACTACGTCATATTCGCCTACAGTTACGTCATTTAAGACTTTAGACACGCCTTGCTCGTCTTGACCTTGCTCGTTAATAGTAACCATCTCAGGCTTGCCATCATCGCCAATAATACGCATTACACGCTGTCTATCGTAGATTTTAGGAATTAGATCAAGAATGATACGACCTGTATGACGGATTGAGCGAGTCAAATTGTCATAGTAGTGAAAGTTAGTCATATCAGCTTGAGATTGCTGACCTTGCAATGACTTGCCTGATTGCATACCTTGTGGCAATTGACCAGGATCAAAAATACCTACAACTGCTTGTAAGTCTTGATTCATGCCTTGCAATGCAGTCATTACGCCTGCTGGTGGTGGTTCTGGCTGTAATCTTGTAGGAGCTGGAGCAATCCGACCTTCAATGTCTGTCTGTTTGTAACGTAATACAGGCATAGCTTTAATATTAGCCATTGCCCATTCGTTCTCGTGACCTTCATCTTGACCTTCAGCAAGCAACCATTTAGCTTTAGGAGCAAGAGCTACAGTTTCAGTCAATGCAGTTGACCAGTAGTTATACATACGTTGTGGGTCTTTAGCCATACGCACTAGACCGAACTTCTTATGTTTATCGTCAACTCTTACTTCTTGACCATATACCGGAACAATAGGGATAAACTTACCAGCCCATTCGCCTTCTTCAAGGATTTGCATAGCAGTTAGCTTGCACCATTTAATCTTTTTGCGCCAGGTATCACGCTTATCAATCACAGTAATACCAGCTTCTGCCAATGCTTTTTTGCTTGGCATTTCATCGCTATAACCTGTTGTGCCGTCTGAAAGCTGAATAATCATTGCTTTCTCACGCTCAGTATAGAAATACTCAGCTATGCGTATATCTTCCTTTGTGACCCATTCCGATTCCGTATCGCCCGTTCCTTTACTGGAAAATCCCTGAGTGTCCTCTGCATTTGGATACATTTTCTTGAACACGGCTTTACTGACAACTGTTGTAACAAGGCACTTTTCAGCATCTGAGCCGTCAGGTTCAACGCTATTAGGGTCAAAGTAAACGCTAAAAGGATTTTCAATACGTTTAATGTAGATTTCTTGATCAAAGCTGTCATCCCTTACATAGTCTGTAGTTACACGCCAGTAGCCCCAACCCATCTTCACGCAATATTCAAACGCATGATCATAGGCTTGGTCTGCATCGCTTTGATTCTCAATATGGCGAGTAATGCCTGTAATAATCTCGGCTACTTTGGCATCTGAGTCATTGTTCATGCCATGCACTTTGATGCGTGGGCGTTGTTGACGTTGTTGATTGCAGATTTGACGAATATAAGCATCAACTTTATTAATCGTCAAGCAAGGTCTAGCTTCTAATACTCGGCTATTTTGCACATCTACAGGCCATTGATCGCCTGCTGCAAATCTCACATCATCTAACGCTTCAGCACGATTGTTGCTATCAGAATCGTTACAAAGCCTTAAAAACTGCTTGGCTTCTTCAATTCTGCCGTCTGATTGTGAGTCTGCAACGCTATCGTATGCCATAGGTATTCCTTAGTATTTGGCTGATTTTAAGCCAACTGTATCATTTTTACTACACATTTTAGCCCATCCATGAACTTGGTAGGTTATAAGTTGACTTTTGTTTGGGTGCTTTTCTAGGCTCGTTAACCATAAGTCCAATATAGCGAAATGCGTCTGCACCATGACTGTAGGTATCGTGAAGTGGTTTTTGACTGAACTGTTTGGTATCTGGATCAACGTCATACCTATAATGTCTGAGGCATTGTAAGCCTTCATGGGTGTTTGTGCGGTCAAACCAGCACTTATTAAACATCATTCGTGCAGCATTGATTGAATCTACGATAGGAGTTCTTTCGATAACTCTTGTATTGAAGTTTGCAGCTCTGACCACTTCTTCGATACTTTTGCCGTGTGAGGCCAAAGTCTTGTTGCCAGCATCATGTGGTAGCCAAATAGTGTCGATAACGTATCCATAAGACTGTATTTTACCAAGATAATGAGCAATTGTCTGTTGGTTATCTTCGTGATAGCGTATCAATCTGACCTCTTGTGCAATAAATTGTACTATCCAGTAGGCTGTACTATCTGCCCAACCGAGGTCAAATACAACATGACAAGGCTTGATAGGATCATAAGGCACGTTACAGATACGACCATCTAATTCTGCCATTGTTAGCTCTTTAGCAAAGATAGCACCATCTACTGTCTGTCTGCATAATCCTTCCCAGACTGTGTTGTACGCTTCCCTATCCCTGCTAAATAAGGCATCTTTCTCTAGTTTGAGAGTATCTGGAAACCAGGGATTGTCTGACCAATTAATCTTTGCAACTTTGCAGTTCTCTGGCGGTGATACCACGAACCTTTGATAGGTTTCATCGCTTTCAAGCTCCGGATTGAATGTAATCCAAATTTCTGACTTTTCTTTACGGATGGTAGGGATAAGAATATTCCACGAGGTTTTTGATACCGATTGCGCTTCTTCAACCCAACAGAGGTCAACACCCTCAAAAGACTTGATGTTTGTGACGTTGTTTTTAAGGCCAACAAACGCAAATTCAGTACCATTCTTGCCTCGAATGGAGTTTTGTGTGATTTCATAGAACGATTCTAGTTTTAAAGCAATGATTTGATCTGATAGCAGCTTATGTACTGATTGACCTATTGAATTTTGGAACTCACGAGCGCATAGCACCCTTGTAGGCTTCTTTACGCCAATAACAAGTAATGCACGAGCGACCCCCCAAGATTTAGCCCCACCACGACCACCATAAAGCACCTTATATCGGCATGGATCAAATAGCATTTGCAGCTTGATTGGAAAATCAACCTGACTAACAGCTTCCCTAATCTCTGGTGCAATTTCACTCATCTACAAGTGGTGGAATGATAGATGGAACATGAAAACGCACTTCTAATGAAGTTGTTACATTGTTTCCTTCGCCATCTTCAAAAGTTGTCGCTTGTACTGCTTTACCATCTGTTCTGTCAGCTAAGAAGTTAACAGCCCACGGCTCACCTTCTTCTGCTTTGTCTAATACTTTGTCAGCAGCATTGCGTAGCTTCTGTGGGTTCTGAGCAATAGACTTGCGTAGAGCATCCAAAAATGGCTTATTCTTTGTTCCATTCTTGTTACCAGGTTGTCCACCTCTTAAATTATTCGACTTTTCTTCCATGTTCTTGATTATGTTGTTTTTTTACAACACTTATGATTGTGAAATATCAGGCTCTTTAATCTCATCAGACTGTTGTTTTTTTGCAACATCCATCTGAGCTTGAGCAATAGCATTGATACCATCTATGAGGTTCTTGCTATACACATAAGGTAATTGTCCTAATGCTTGTAGTAACTCGTTTACTTGTTGTACTGTAAAAGTAATCATTCTTATACTCTCTTAGCTTTGGTTTTCTTAGTTGCAGCACGTTTCTCGCTATATGCGATTGCCACAGCTTGCTTTACTGGCTTACCAGCTTCTACTTCGGCTTTAATATTGGACTTAAATGCTGCTTTGCTGGCTGATTTTTTGAGAGGCATTGTTTTGCTCCTAGTTGTAGCCTTTTTAAGGCTTGGTTTACGTTTAACTTCGTCATTAATAGGAAAATGCCACGCATTAGATGGCTTTACAGGCTCAGGCTCTACTTGGTCTTGCATCCATTTCCAAATGGCTTGTAATCTATCCCAAATTTTGTGTAATGTACTATACATTTTTTTCCCCACCTAATTGAATATTTGCTTTGTTTTGCCACATTTTTCCAGTAGTTACTACTGTGGTTCGTTTGTAAACTCTTGTTCTTTTGGGGCTTTGAGTTAAATTAACCACTTCTGCTCTACTTAAAGTTGGTGGTTTAAATTCATATTTTAATATTTCTTTTTTAACCCTTTTAATTGGCTTTGGTGCAATTAATTTTGCCAATTTTCTACGCAATTTATTAAACATATTGCCCCCTATTCTACCCAGCAAACCTACGTTTTTGAGCATCGCTCATTTTTTTTCGTGTTTCATCAGAAAATACACGACCATTCATTTTTTGTCGCATATATTCTTTATGTTCTTCAGTATGGCTTTTTCCAGCAAAATTAAATGTTTGTGGATTCATAAGGCCTCGTTTTTTATTTGATTCAGAAATTAATTTTTTAGATTTTTCAGACCATTTTTGCCCTTTTGCCCATTGATTTCCAATTCTACTTTTTGATAATTTTGTTTTATGTTCTTTAGAAAATGTCATTCCTGACAATCCTTCTCCACCATTTGTATGATTTACAAGTTTAACTCCCATGTCTTTAAGACAAGAAATTAACAATATTTCATGATTTTTTGCTTCTTCAGAGGTTTCCCATTCAGCCAAAATTTCTACGTTATAACCATATTTATCAACAATTCTATGCCAATATTCGCTTCTACCACCTTTATGATAAGCACGTTTATGTTTTTTTGTGCCTTGACCTATATAAAAAATAGACCCATCAGGCTTTGTATGAGCATAAGTATAAAAATTATTCATTTTCCACCCAACATACATCCTGCCATGAAAGAATTAAACATTTTTCACCTTCGTGAACGATTGGCGTGAATTTAAGATATTCCTCTTTAGGATCATCATTCATAGTTCCAAAGCGGATTCGTGCGCCTACTTCTATTGGCATTGCTTCTCTACGCTCGGCAGTTAGCTTCTTACCAGGGCCTACTGCCACTACTGTTCCCATGTTCTGAGCTTCTTTGTTATTTACAAAGATCACATCGCTTAAAACACGAACATCTGGGCGGACTATAATCTTGTCACCCAGAGGTTTAAATGTTGTAAAATTTACTTCAGCCATATCAATATTACCCTATTGTGTTGGTTATAAACCCTGTAGCCCTTTACCGAGGACTATGGGGTTTAGCTTTTTAGCGGTAGCCGTCTTTTTTGTGCTCGTAGCAGATGCCTTCAGTACGACCTGTATTGAACTCTTTGTCAGAGCCAATAGCATCTTCTTTGCCCATCGCTACACCACCACGCATAGACTTAGCTTTACGCTCGCCTGAACGATCAGAAGAAGTTGCACCTTTTGGCTCTTTTTCGCCAGAAGCACCTTTAGCTGCTTTGTAATCCATGATTCCCATGATTTTTCCTTTAGATGGGGTTAATACACTACGAATAATAATACTATTTTACTACTTTTCAAGTATTTTTACGAGATTTATTGCGCCTTCAATGTCGTGGATTCTAACTACAGTTGAACCTTTCCAGTTTTGCATAAAGGTATTTTGATATGGAGTGAACTTAGCTTTTTCATCTCGTTTTACTTCGACAAGAGCCGTTTTTTGATTTTTTCCAACCACGAGATCGGGAAAACCGCCAGCAACCCTAGACGTATCAAATACAGAACAACCAAGCTCTCGTAGCGTTTTAACGACAAGTGAATGATTTGAGTCAACTCTTTTAGCATAAGTCATTGATTATATATAATTATGTGTTAGTGTTTCATTACTTTATACCAAAAGGGGAAGATTTTGAAGATTCTGTTGCTTGATATAGAAACATCACCTAATGTAGCTCACGTTTGGGGAATATGGCAACAAAACGTAGGTCTTTCCCAACTTCTTGAATCATCATACACCATGTGTTATTCAGCTAAATGGTTAGGTGAAGAAACTGTGTATTTTGACTCTGTGTACGGAAGTACGTCTAAAGCGATGCTAGAGGGCATACACAGCCTTTTAGATGATGCGGATGCAGTCTGCCATTACAACGGCACAAAGTTCGATATGCCCACGTTAAACAAGGAATTCTTGCTTCACAAAATGACTCCACCACCACCTATGAAACAAATAGACTTGTTAAGAGTGGTCAAAAGTCAGTTCAGATTTCCAAGCAACAAGCTCGATTATGTGGCGCAGCGTTTAGGATTGGGCAAAAAGAAAGAGCATGAAGGTCATACGCTATGGATTAAATGTATGGCAAATGATAAAAAAGCATGGGCAACCATGAAAGAATACAACATTCAAGACGTTTTATTGCTTGAAAAGTTGTATAACAGGCTTTTACCCTGGATTAAAACCCCAGTAAATATGGCTTTAATGAAAGATAGGGATGGATTTGTTTGCCCTACTTGCGCTAAACCATCATTAATCAGCAAAGGTTTTAGATATACAACTACTGGTGCTTACCAGCGTTATCAATGTAAGGCTTGTGGTGCATACTCAACTGACACTCGTACTGTAATTCCTCACGCAAAACTTAAACACCTCGCATGATGGCATGAAACTTACTTCAACTATCCTTAATAACATATATGCAACTTTGTATTGTTGCGAACCATTTTCAAAATGGAAACTTCCATTGCCAGAAGAAGTTAAATTCATAGTTGACTATGATCCTGAAACAATGGGTACTTATATGTACGATGAAGGGGAAAAGCATGAGCATACGATTACCATTTCTGCGGCTAGATGTGGGTTTATGGAAACAGTCATTAAAACTGTAGCGCATGAAATGATCCACATGAGTCGGTCTGGCACTATAACGGATGCTTGGTTAAAGCATGATGCTACATTTAGGCGCAGGGCGCACCAGATTGGGAAAGAATTGGGGTTTGATCCTCTTGAGCTTTAACTAATTTTTCTATTTCCCTAGCAAATCTATAACGTGTATTCCATTCATTAGCACTTGCTACTCCTCGTAATCCTAAAGAATACCAAGCGTTTTTAATTTCTTCATCAGTCATTTAGCAATTCGTGGACTTTCTCCAATAACGCTTCCTGGGTAAAGCCGTGTTTAGCTGTAAAACCTTTGTGACCCATAAGGTGAATTCCGGTGTTTCCGAGATGGTGTTCAAAGCAAAGCGGTAAGCAAGGGGATGCAGAGCGTGGCTGACCAAACCGCCTAACGTGGTGTAATTGTACGTCTGGCATTTCAATCCCATAGGCGGCACTACAGACAATACATCCGAGTCGGGCAATTTTATCAAGAGCGATTTTCTCATTTTTAGTGGACACTATTTTGACTAGCCCAATCTTCTAGCTCTTGTGCTGTTTCTGTAATAGAACAAGCAATCAAATACGCCTCTGTTTTTCTATTTTTTAATACTGCATTAAGAAAAGATTTTGTAAGTCGGTTTAATTTAAGTAATGAGTCTGCGTAATCTGTCATCTTGTTATTCTTTCTATGTTTCGGTTTGTGGCTTGTTCAGATCGCCATGCTTCAAATTCCATTTGAGCTTGGGTAAGTTCTAATTTTAACAATGCTTCATTTGCTGTTGCTGCATCAATATCATTGCAATATTTTTCAAATTCTGTTGAAGCATAAGCCTCACGTTCTTGTGCTCCTAAAGAAGATTCATTAGATTTTTTCATCATAATGGCAACAATCATTTTCTTTTTTTCGCCAAGTCCTGCTAAATAACCTTTAGCTTTTGAATAATCTGCTTTGTATTTTTCGTAAATATCATAAGCGTTGTATGGGTTAAATTCTTTCATATTGGTTAATCCTTTCTCCAATCCAACGCATTACTGGCACAGCCATAGAGTTACCTAATGCTTTATATCTTGCCCCACTAGGACAATTTTTTTTAATGTTAGTGTAATTGTCTGAAAAGCCTTGTAATCTTTCACACTCTACTTCCGTAAGTCTGCGAACTGCCATGTTTTGCATAACTTTAGGGCCGCTATGCGTAGGGCCAGCCATATCGGCAGTCATTGTTGCCGCAACATCTCCTTGAATAGTTCCATTGTATGTATCGCAAAATACAGCATGAACATCAGTTTTAGTAAGGGTATACATAGTATTGCTATTAGAAACACCTATGCCATTAGGGCCACCAGCATCACGCCCAATTAAATTACCTTGCATAGCTAGTGGCACATTATTACCACCTGTTCCCCATCTAGCAGTAACAGTTGGGCTTACATCAATTTCTTTAACTCTACTATCTGTGCCATGATTTTCATACGCTTGAATTACAGCTTGAAATCTATTTTTGTCAGGCATACGTTGGTCATCACTTGTGCAAGTAATTGTTTCAGCAATTTGACCTCCATTCCAAAATGTAGGAATGATATGACCACTATTTGCAGTTTGATGATTTAATTTTGAACCACCACATTCTCTATCGAGCGTTCCAGCAACACTTGGTATAAAGCTGTTGGTAATTTTTTCCCCCTTGTTTCTGCCCTTCGCAATATTCCCTGACAGGCTTTCGGACTCAAATAATACTTTTGCGGCAGATTCCCAATTTCCAAGACATCCGACAACAAACACTCGTCTGCGTCTTTGTGCGACTCCGAAGTTTTGAGCGTCAAGCACCCTATAGGCCCACCCATACCCGAGTTCGCCCAACGCCCCAAGAAAGGCTCCAAAATCCCTTCCTTTGCCTGAACTGAGGACACCTGGCACATTTTCCCATATGCACCACTTGGGTCTAAATTTGTCAAGAATTCCAACATAGGTGAGAGCAAGGTTGCCTCTTGGGTCGTCAAGTCCTTTGCGTAAACCTGCAACGCTGAATGATTGGCAGGGAGTTCCTCCGACCAAAAGTCCGATTGAGTCATCTAATTTCCATTCTTTATATTTAGTCATGTCACCAAAGTTGGTAACTTGTGGATAGTGGTGCGCAAGCACTTGGCTAGGAAATTTCTCAATTTCGCTAAAACCTACAGGCTTCCAACCCATGTGATGCCATGCAACTGTGGCAGCTTCAATGCCAGAACAAACGCTTAAATAATTCATTTAAGAGCCATCCATAAACCAATTTGAGCAAAGCTATACCCAAACCAAATAAACGCATTAGGTATAGATTGTTTTCTTAACTGCTCAATTCCTACAATCAAATACCCAAGCCCTGTTGCTGCGATGATGATTCTATCCATGTTCCCCACTCCCCCTTGTTTCCATGTTTGTATTGCTCAAAAAAATCGTCTAACACCACTTTACTAAAGTTTTTATCGCTAATGTAATTTCTAAACCAACTTAATCCTTTTTTGTGGCGCAGATGACACAAATAGCGAATGGCGCATCTATGCTTATGCTCTGCCTGATCTAACTCGTTCTCGATACTGTCCTTCGGTTTCGCCAGGCCTAGCTTCAATTCCAAGTTCTTTTCCTTTCGCCACAATTCCAGCAAGGGTCGCATCCCACTTTTGATTTGGTCTATCTTGCGTAGTTATAGGTTTTTCAATCCACTCAGCTTTGAATCCTACCCAACTGCGCTCACAACAAGTTTGTAGGGCATCTGAAAGAGTTATTTTAGCTTTTTCAGCCTCTCGTATCAAACCTTTCAAAGCTGTGTCTGTAAGAGGTTTTTTGGCAGCTTTACGGACTTTTAAATAATCATTCCATAAAGACACATTGACACCTTTAGGTGCTTCTGTCTCTGTCTCTTTCTTTGTCTCTTCTCTTCTCTTCTCTGTCTCTGACGTAGCATCTTGCAAGCACTCTGCTAGCACGTTGTCATCATCAATAAAAAAGCCCATATCCAATAAGGGTTTAATGGCAGCTAACACATCTTTTTCTGTCATTCTTAGGCGAAATGCTATTTCTTCTGTAGAAGTATCAATAGTTCCAGTTTGAGACTCACTTGCAAGCAACCAAAGCATTGGTGCTAGAGCTTTGCTAGCAACAGGCAAGCGTTGATAGTGCATATCATCAAGCAAATTTCTATGTAGTTTTATCCAAGGCGGACTACGATGTTTGTAATGCTGAAAATTTATCCAGTTTTTAGGAGTTAGTTTCATTTTCCCACTCCTTTTTAGCTTCTTCAGCTTTAACTATTAAAGAGTTTGAGTGTTTAACTAATGATCTTAATTGCCCAATAGTAAGAAAAACTTGTACTTTTTTACCAAATTCGTGGGAGTCTTGTTCTAAACATATAAGACCAGATTTTGATGGATATATTTCAATACCATCTTGAGGCGGAAACTTCAACATATTGCATCCTTTGTCAAAAGGTTAGTCATTTAGGTGAGATAGGCAAACTGGTGACTAATCAGTCTTTCGTAGCATCCGCTACTAGCCATCCCATAGATTTTACTACTTATTTCTGTTTTTTAGTTCTTTTTGGCTGAACAACAGTCTCAGTTTCTTCGGGTTTAATTTTGTATTCATCAATTGCTTTGGTAAGGATACTAACAAGACCCCATTGGACAAGGGTTTCAAGCCCTTCTTTGTCAAAGTCAACTTGAGCGTTGGCTGATCCATCTTCGTTTTCCTTAATGATTTTTACGCTTATCTTCATTTTGTTGATCCCCCATAGACTTGATGATCCATATAGTTTAATCGTTCTCTAAGTTGTGATAATTCTTTTGTTAAAAAATCAGTTCTGTATTGTAATTGTTTAATTTCTTCGTCTGCTCTTGCAAGCATTTTAAGTAACATTTCTTCTCTGTTCATTGTAGTTCGGGCCAAATAATGTGCCAGGACTTAGGAAATATATCCTTGCGAGTAATTAAACCATGCGACTCTTTTTCAAGAGTTGCGCCTAAAAATGCAAATTGCGATGATGGTATGTTGTTTTTTCGCCACATTGATACAGCATTTGGTGAAATACCTACCAATTTGGCAACTTTTGTAGTACCACCTAGCAAATCAATTATTGCTGAATCTGTTAGTTTTAGCTTCATTCAATTATCTTACATCGTATGTCGTTATTTTGCAAATAGTTCTTGACAGCCTATGAAATATGCTTACAATCAATCTTATAGCAATTTCGCTATGTATCTAAGGGGAATTTAGATGGGTGAATTAAATAAGCTGATGTTAGAGCATGAAGAATTTTTGGAAAAGGCTTTAGATGACATGGAGTTCAGCAATGAATTTATGTCGCAAGAACAAGTTGATTGCATACGCCAAGCGTGTGGTAAGCCACGCAACGCACAAGTTAATCCTGTATTGCGTGATGTTATTAATAGCTTTGGAGAAATTTTTGGCAATCCTCTTGAGTCTTTTCCATCAATTAGGGGTCAAAAATGAATCAATCAGAGTCAATCGCTAAATTAGCCACCGCTTTATCAATCGTTCAAGGGAAACTGACCCATGCAAAAAAAGATTCAGCAAATCCGTTTTTCAAGTCTAAGTATGCTGATCTTGAGTCTGTGTGGGATGCTTGCCGTGATCTTTTGGCTGCAAACGGCCTTAGTGTTATGCAATTCCCTGGCGAGTTTATTGACGGCACAATGTCAATGACCACGATCCTAGCTCACAGCTCTGGTGAATGGATTGGTCAACAAATGTCGCTGCCTGTGTCTAAACCTGATGCACAAGGTTCTGGTTCTGCGCTGACATATATGCGTAGATATGCGCTTGCAGCAGTTGTTGGTGTAGTTCAAGCTGACGATGATGCTAATGCAGCATCAAACCCAGTTCAAAGTAAGTCTAGTAGTGCAATGAAAACAATAGCCAAAGATATTTTATAAAGGAACTAACATGGCATATATACCTAAAGAAGGCTCAGGGAGTCTATTTAAAAATGATCGTAAAACGACTGATAACCACCCTGATTGGACAGGCACAATTATGGTTAATGGTAAAGAACATTGGCTTTCGGGTTGGGTTAAAGAAGGCAAAAAGGGTAAGTTTTTTAGCATATCAATTGGCAAAGAAAAACTGCCTATGGGATTTAAAGCTGCTGGATCGGATGAGCTACCTAAATCTGATCCTTCTATTGATGATAGTGTTCCGTTTTAAATTAAAATGGGTATAATGGCATAAAGGAGATTGCCATGAAAACTTGTTTTAAATGTAATAAAGAAAAACCATTAGCTAGTTTCTACAAACATTTAGGAATGGCTGATGGTTATCTTGGAAAATGCAAAGACTGTGCAAAAGTAGATGCAAATAACCATAGGGCAAAAAACTTAGAGAAAGTCAGAGAATATGATAGAAAAAGGGCAAAAGAACCGCACAGAATTGCACTCCAAAAAGAGCAAACAAAAATGTGGCGAGAAACAGATTCAAGACGCACGAAGTGTCATAACGCAGTTGCAAGAGCTATCCGCAACGGGAATCTTGTTCAGCAGCCATGCGCACGGTGTTCTTCTGAGAAAACTCTTGCACATCACGAATCCTACGACCTTCCCTTGGAAATCGTATGGTTATGCCAACCCTGTCATAAACAAAGACATAAAGAGATTTTAAAAGGAGAACATTATGCAGAACCAAATTAAAGACATTATTGAAACTAAATACACGGAAAAAGTATGGATGGGGGTCAATGTTGATGAAGAACAACAACTTATTAGTTTTAGACCGGAAGATTTAGCATCAGTCATTAAGGCGGTTTTGCTTGTTGCAGCAGACTTATGCGTATTTCAAGAAGATAGCATGAGAATTACTAACTACTCTAAGGGCATTTAATGGCCTGCAAAAATTGTAAATTTTATGTATTTATGCAAAATGATATGCTTGGTGCTTGTAAGCTCAATCCTGTTGTGGTTAATAAATCGCCATCAGATTGGTGCGGTCAAGAAATCCCAGCACAATATGAAGCAGCAATAATTCCAGATGCACCTATAGAAGTTGTATATGACATTAACACGGATGAAGTAAAACCAAAAAGGGGAAGAAAAAGTGCTAATAAAGGACAGTCAAAGTGAAAGCGGTCATTGGTATGACCAACAGGGTAATACAGCCTATACAACAATATCCAAGTCTGGAAAAATACGATCCACAACGTTGGCAGACGCCAAGAAAAACAACCTTTATCCCAGCGTTACCACAGTCTTGGGGGTTGCAAACAAGGGTTTGGGCTTACAAAGATGGATGCAACAACAGGCAATCCTCGCTGCACTTACATTACCTCGCTTAGATGGTGAAGAAGAAAAAGATTGGCTTAGTCGTGTATTAAGCGATTCAAGATCGCAAGGAAAAGATGCTGCGGCAAGGGGAACTGCCATTCACAACATCATTGAGAGCTTCTTTGACGGCATTTTGCTGGAATCAGTACCTACCTATTGCCGTAACGTAGAAAACGCCTTACAAGCCGCTTATGGGGCTAGGGCGTGGCTTCCTGAAGTTAGTGCAAGCCATACAGAATTAAAGTTTGGTGGCAAGGTGGATTTATATGCTAAAGCAGACAAGATTAAAGGTGTGCCAGGGGTTGTTGTAGATTTTAAGACTAAAGAAGTCCCTTTGGAAAAGGTCGTTCCATACGATGAGCATATCATGCAAATGGCAGCTTACCGAGAATTGCTTGGTTTAGAGGGTGCTAGATGCGGAATTATGTTTGTAAACGGCTTAACTAATGAAGTGAAGTTGTGCGAAATCCCAGAAGATGAGTTGCAAAAGGGATTAAAGTGCTTTTTTCACTTATTACGCTTTTTTCAGTTAAAATCGGGACTATAGAATTTATGGGGCTGGCATTGGTGATCCCCCGCCAAAAATCCTTCCGTGAGGTGTCAGCCCCACCCTGTTGTAAAAATACAACACCTAAATTATTTTTAAGAATATTGACCTAGATCAAGATTTTTATTCAAATTCTGTAATAAATTACATACATCAGGTCAACGACACTATTCAGCTCTATGGCTCTTAGAGATTTCAGACTAAAAAGACTTTGACCTGACTTTTTTAATTTTGGGGGAAATATGAAAGCAACTTTAATAGAATTAGCATTAGGTGGCCTTATGGGTCTGGTAATTGCAATCGTTATTTTTGGTGTTAATTATTTACGGACAGGGTATGTAATATGATTGATAAATCTGTTTTTTCCATACGAATGATGGAAACCCTTAAAAATAGGGAAATGTTTAAGAATAGAGCGCAGATTACTTTATTGTTAGAACGCAGAGGTAAAACTTTAGAAGCAAAACGTAAGCTAATAATGATTGCTAATTCGCCATTGTTTTATGCTTTTGGATATGAATATAACGCTCAAGAAGGAAGAAATTATGGTTTTGGATACTGAATTTGACGTGCCTGATAGGGCTAATTACAAATGCTATAAATTAGGCAATGTAATGTATATACCGCACTATGAGTTACCTGGTGTGTTTGTAGGCCCTAGTAAACGTAAAGAAAGCAAGTTTATACGAGCAGATTACGTTGCACGACACTTTTATAAAAGTGAACTTGTAAAGATGGGTGCTACAGAACATATTGAGCAGCTTTGGACAACTCCAGCAAGGGATCAAAAATGAGCTTATGGGATGAAGCTGGCGAGCTTGAAAAAATCGCTAATCAAATAAGCTGTTTAGGCAATGTTTTAGAGTTAGTTGCAGAAAAACTTACAGAAAATGCAGAAAGCGGCACTCTTTGGCTTTGTAAAGATGTTTGTGTCAATATCTCTGAACGTTTAGATAAAAGCATGGTTGCTCTGTTAAACATGGACATGGACAATAAAAAGAAATGAACGCAAAAGAGTTTGCGCACGAACTAGAGAAAGCTGCATCGTTTATACGCCAGCAACAAGCTGAAATAGAAGCGTTGAAGCTGTGTTGCCCTAAATGTGGTGGTGCAGCTGGAATTTCAGAAGTTTTAAATGTGCCAGAAAATGTAGAAACATTAAAACATGAAATAGAAAGACTTTATCGCATCATTGAATTGAACGGGACTATAAAATGAACGCAAATGAACTAGCTGATGAACTAGATTATTGCTATGGAAAAGAATACTTATGCCCAGTAAGTAAAGAAGCAGCCACCATGCTTCGCCAGCAACAAGCTGAAATAGAAGCGTTGAAAGACAAACTGATGCTTACTAAACAGTCATTAGAAATTGTGGAAGGATGGGTTAATCATGGATAAATTACAGCCAGTAGCGTGGATGCAAGTTCACTATAAAGACGGAACACCGACAAAGTTCAGTAAAGTGCAAACATGGGAAGATGATATTCCACTCTACACCCATCCAGCAGACCTAACAGATGAGGAAATAATTAAAGTTTATGAAGAATTGCTTGGAGTTGTATCTGCTAGAAGTTCTGCTATTGATTTTGCTAGAGCAATACTAAGAAAGGCAAGTGAGAAATGATTGATTATCTTAACAACGGCAAAGTCTTAATTAGCTCTAGGTATGACGAAAACCCACTTAAACCACGTTATATAGAACACGACCCAGATATGTTAGAGCTTCAAAAATGGATGATTGGCGATCCTTATAAACTGCGTTTTGAATACTGGTGCAATGTGTCATATATTCTTTTGCTTTGTTTCATAGTTTTAGTAATTGCACTTAGACATTGAAGCCATTTAGTCAATATTTACACGATAAGTATGATGCGCCTGCTCGTAAAGCTGTATCTGAATGGGTGCAGATGAAATGGAACGTAGAGTGTAAAGATAACCCTAATAAGTATGGAGTTGATCTAATCGTTTGTCGATCAGGTGTTCCAGTTGGTGCGCTTGAGGTAGAAGTTCGTCAAGAAGGTTTTGATCAATTTGGTAGTATTCACAAAGCGCAACGTAAAGACAAGCTAACTCTAGGTAATCTGCCTGTTCTATTTTTTGCTTTAACTCATGACTTACATCGTGCTTATTGGGCAAAAGTAAGCTCTTTAGAGAATTGCCCATTAATTGAAGTCCCTAACAAATATGTTGCTAAAGGGGAGTTATTTTACGACTGCCCCATCAAATTATTTAAAATAGCTGAATTAACAGACTTATTTTAATATTTTCTCATTGAAGGCAAGGGAGCTTTTTTTTGGCTTGCTTGGTGCGGATGGTGAGCTTTCTCCATAGGCAAAGCAATATGTTTGTCTAGCTTCTTTTCTAAGCGTTCTAAACGATCTTCTGTGCGATGCTCAGAGTCTTTAACATAATGACCTGTTTTTGTAGGTTTTTGCTTATGTTCTTTAATTTCAAATGCCATTTGCTTCTCCAATCATTTTTAATGCGTTAAATTTAACATCTTCAACTCGTTTGAGCCAGCCTTTACCAAATACAGGAAAAGTCTTTAAGCCTTCATAAAAGTTAATTTTACGCTGACTAAACGCATCTACAATATCTTCTGGCTTTTTTTGATCTAAAAGCTGCATAGTTCTTGGGCCAATAGTGCCATCAGGCATACATTGTATGGCTTCTTGTAAAAGCTTTACAGCCCTTCCAGGCCCCATGTTGACTGCTGCATCAAATAAGCAATAATCAACGCCTAAAGGCAGTTGTGGTGCGTAGCAAGCCATCCAATATTTAGCTTTGTAAAGCCCTGATACTTGATCAACTGTAAGATTACGCATAGTTTTGTCATCTACAGGATGACCTAGCCATTCTTCAAGAACTCGCTGAGTTACACCTAAATTAGTAACGCCACCTGGGTCTTGACTATTATTAACATAGCCACCTTCTGATTTAAGAACTAAATCAAGGCATTTATCAAAGTTGTTTTGCACTATCTAATCCTATTTGAGTCCGAATCCAATCTTGGGTTGATTCGAGTTGCTGGGTGGTTGTGGCACATTGTTCGGCAAAATCCAATGTGTTGATGGTAGTGCCATTAATTGTAATGGTGGTGTTGGGAACGCTGGACATTGCACCGCTACCGGTGTCGTTGAGCATCCTGTGATAAAAATTGTGAATATTACTGACATTAGCGTTGTACGCATCTGTTACTCCTCTATTTATTAATTCTTGTTCTTTAAGTTTTGCCTTGTTCTCGGCAATTTGTTGTTCTGCAACAATTTTGACTTTATCTTGGAAATCAACAAAGCGAATATGCTCAATATAGAAACCACTAGAAAAACTACCAAATACAAGTACAAGATATATGTAAGTTTGTCCACTTATACCGCCTAAAAGATTAAGTAAAAAGCTCATTGTGGTTCTGCACCAGATACTTGTTTTGCTGCTACTGAAGCTGCGCCTGAACCTGATACAATTCCCAAAGCACCAGCTAATTCAGTAAGGCTAATATCTTTGCCTGTATAGATTAAATAAATGGCTGAACAGCCGACAAGCAAGAATCCAAGCATCCATGCCCATTTAGCAATGTCATGCGTATTGTTGTCTTTACCTGTCAATATGTGTGTAAATATTTCATTCATAATTTATAACCCCATGTTAAATACCATGATATTAATGCTGCAACTGCAAAACAATAAAACTGTACTTTACGCACTTCTTTTAGATCATGCTTGAATGCTTCATTATTTGCACGTTCCATATTTTCTATGTCTAGCTTGATCTTCAAAACTGCATCCCATTCTTTAGCTCCATACTTCTTAACAAAGTCTATCTTTAACTTTGCTTCTTTGTCGCTAATTTGCTTCTTTTGTTGCCAATCTTCTAAAGCCTTAATTAATGCTGTTTGCTTACGATGTTCTTCTTCTCTTGCTACTCTACGTCTTTCTATTGCTTTTTGTTGCGCTACAGCAAGTCCGTCATGCTGTATTCCTTCTATGCTTTTAGTTAAACCTTTACTAGCCTCTCTGCTTGCATCAATACTGCTGCTAAGAGTTTTTGCCCCTTGTGCAATACCGAATGGGTCTGACATGGTTCATTTTGCGCTGAAATAATGAGCTATAAAGCCTATAAAAGAGCTAATACCTGATACCACCATCATGCCCACCCAAAAGCCACCACGACCTTTATTTGCCATAGCTAATAGTTCTTTAACATCTGCTCTTAGCTCTGAAACTTCATGCTCCATAGCTTCAACTTTCTGCCACATTACCCCTATTTTTACTGGATCAAGCTCTATCATTACTATGCTTCCATATATTTAATTAAATTTTTTAAAATTTCCACATTAGCATCACTTTTAATGCGATTTGCTTTATAGGATATAAATTTAACATTGCCTTTAACATAACCCAATTCTGGAATCATTCTATCTAAAGATGGTGATAAATCTTTATTATTTTTAGTTCCCCAAACAAAAGGGACATTTAAAATTGGACATAAATTATCAACTGGAAACATATCTATTAAATCTTGCCGAGTAATTGAAAATGGAACATTTGCTTTTTTTGCTCTAATTTTTGCAGATGAAATAGTCCTAGTAATTCTAAATATAAAAGGATTTTTTTTAAAAGAATTTTGTGTATATTCTTTTTGAGTTTTTTTTGTTGGGTTTTTTCGTCTTTTTTCTCCATATTCCAACCCAATTTTACGCATAGTACATTTTGTGCAATTTTTTCCCAAATCACGTTTTCGCCTACGCATTGGCGCATTGCAAGTAGGACAATTTTCTTTGTAGTATTTTTCATTTGTCATACACCATACTATATACTAGATTTTTACTCACGACTTTTGTATATATGCAAGAGCATAATAAGGTGGTAAGTTTTGATTTGTTCCGCTTGTTCCAGCAGTAGCATTGGTTGTAGCTACAGTTATGCCTGTTGTTGCTGTTTGAGTGGCTGTTGTTTGATTAATACCTGAAACATAACCACCAGAACCAGTAGATGCGCTGTAATAGTTATAAACACCGCCCAAATGAGTATGACCAGGATCTGTAACAGTAGAAGTTGCTGTATGGGTATGACTTACTACGATAGCATCGGCTGTTCCGCCTGTTGCGCCTACTGCGTATGTATTGCCAGCACCTACAATAAATGAATTGCGTAAATCAGGTGTGCCGTTTGTACCATCGCACAAATACCATCCGCTAGGAACTGATCCTGTAGAGCCTGACCATAGAATAATACCGCCACTAGGAATCGCTGGTGCGCTTGTAGGAGCGTTTTGAAGAATAGGGTATAGATTATCTAAGGTTTGTATAGAATTCGCTGTAGCAGACTGTATAACGAATTTATAGCTATATCCTGTAAACATCCATATCTCGTATGGAACACGACCAGCAGAGTCTAAAACAATAGGATTAGCGTTAGCAGTAGTTCCACCATTGTCTGTATAAGTAGCTAATGGGGTGCTTGTACCAGCTTGATAGGTGTAAATTAACCCACCAGCTAAAGGTACTCCATTATTGTCAAAGTATTGTTGACCTACGCCAACTGGGGATAGTAGAACTGATGCCATTATTGAGTACCTTTTTCTTTTTGTACTTGTTGCAAATAAGATTCAAACGATGCAAGTGGAATTTTACCTATGCCATATTTGCTTGGTGCTTGTAATAAATCTTTTAATGCTGTGCTTCCAATGCCTTTTTCAAGATAAGAAGCAAAAGCTGGGCTATAAAGTGCTTTTTGCAACGCTTTAGGTGCTATATATGCACTTGTACCAATTCCCAATGCTTTTCCTATATCGCCTTCTTTTGCATAATCATAAGCAGCTAAAGCGGTAGGAATTGCTGCTTGTCCTGCCAATCTAGCGGTAGTTCCACTATTTGCCATTTTTTCAGGAAGAATATTTTTTCCAGCTTGAGCTAATTTAGCAAGTTCAGGATCATTTTGATAAAAAGCACCACGTTTTCCTTTTGTGGTTAAAGAGTTATATAACAAAGATGGGCTTACATGACCTTCAGGGTCTTTAAGAGCAATATCCTCAATCTTTTTCATATTGCCATATTGTTTATTTGTGGCTTTAAGTAAATCAATGTCCCCTTTTTTGCCAAATTTATCTACAGTATCAGATAAACCATCTAATAATTTATTTTTAATTTCGCCAGCATAATGAGCAGATAAACCACCTTGCTTTTCTAAAGCATCTAATTGACGTTTAAATGCTTGATATTGTTTTCCATCTAAATGTCCCATATTGGATTTAGATTTATCAATAATGTCATTTACAATATTTCCAACAGCTTTTTCATTTGAAGGCAAAATTCTTTCTGCTTCATTTTTTAAACCATTTAAATCATTTTGAAAGTTTCTTGTAACACGAACACCATTGCGTTCAAAAAGTTGATCGTAAGTATCACCTAAACGAGATTTAGCATTTTGTATTACTTCAGGGGTAATTTGTTCTACATCTTCCCCCATTGTTTTTGCTACTGCTTTTGTATAAGCATTATTTTGAACATGAGAAAATGCTTGATTTTCACCACCAGTAAAAGGATTATCAGATGTAAGTCTTTTTGCCCATTGTAATGCTTTAGAGCCTGTAGCTTGTGCCGCATCTAATGGAACACCTGCATTCTTAAGAACTTGAACTGATTTTTCACCAATATCGCTTAAACCTTTACCAATAGGTTGAGCAGCTTTACCGATTGCGCCAACAATTCCTTGACCAGCACCACCTAAAACAGCTCCTGAAGCAATATTAAATGCTTTGCTTTCTTCTGGTAATGTAGGTTGAACTGCGCCCATAGTAGCACCAGTTAAGGCTGCTTTACCAATAGTACCACCTGGTAATGCAATAGCTTGACCAACTTCTCCAGCAACATTACCTAACATCCCTGGCGTTGTTTCTAATAAAGGTTTATTAGCTTCTCTTTGTGCAAGAATTTCAGCTTCACGATTAGCGGCAACTTCTTTAGCAGAAGGTAACCCTAGTTTTTCTGCTGCTTTTGAAACTTTTGGAAATGCTTTTTCTAATTGTTGAGCTAATGGGTCTAATGCTTGACCTATTCCGGTCATAGTAGTTTCACCAGAAGCCTTTAAACCTTTAAGAAATAACTCAGATTTACTTAATCCTTTAAGATTTTCAGGTAAATCTTTAGTAACTTCTTCCGCTTTAATAGGTTCAGAAATTTGCACTTCAGAAGGGTTTATAGGTTCATAACCAGAAACTTTAACTGACCCTAAAGGCTCAACTTGAGATGAATCAATAGCCATCTTTGATCCAACATTTTTAAGGTAATTTTGTGTTTCAGTTGCCGGCGGTTCATTTCCAGCTAAAACAGCTTTAGCAGCTTTTGTGCCACCATTGTAATGAGCAACAGCAGCTTTCCAACTGCCATATTGACTTTTTAAATCTGATAAATATTGCGCTGCACCTTTGGCAGAGCTAATTGGATCAGAAGTATCAACTCCATAAGCATCAGCCGTTGCTGGCATAAACTGAAATCGACCTTTAGCACCTTTGGGGCTTATTGCGGTATCACCACTTTTTTCAGCACCGACAATAGCGGATAATGCACCTTCTGGCAAATCATATCTCTGCTCAAGAGAAGCATATAAATTATCCATTATTTATATTCCCAAGTTTTACCACCATCATGGCTTATTACATCATGGCCTTTATATTTTCCATAAGTTGGATTGCCACGTTCTTTTCCTGTAACAGTATTTTGTTTTTGAGCAAACTTTTCTAAAATATGTTGTTGTGATTCTGCAACATGAGTATCAGGATTTAAAATTCCTTTTTTAGCTTTTTCAAGCAAAAATTGTTGTTCTTCAATAGGAATAGCATTTTGTTTATGACCAAATTCAAAGAAACGTTGCAATGCTCTTGGGTCGCTACTAATATCAGGATTATTTTTAAGATAATCGTTCATCATATTAGCCGTTGGATTACCTTGCATTTGACCAATGTTAGCGGTTACAGTTTGAGCAATAAATTTGTTTAAAGATTGTGCCGCAGATAAATCACCTTTGGCAACTGAATCAACTAAAGATTGTGGTGCGCCTACAGCTTGTAATTTTTGAGCAATATCTACATAAGTTCTTGAGCCAGCACCAGGCTTAAACTCTTTCATTAAGTTTTCAGCTTCATTTAGTCGCATTTCAACTTGTGTAGCACCAGCAACACGATTAGTTAAATCTTGCTGATATTGATTAAAGTTTGCAACTCCTGGTGTTGTTGGGTTTGATTCTCCAAGCGTTTTTCTTGTTTCTTGTATTGGATTTGTAATGACAGTTTGACCTAAAGCGTTTGTTGATGGCTGTTGTAATGCTGTTTGTGCTTGTGTATCTAAGCCAGCAAGCATACGAGTTTTAAGAAATTGTCTTAATCCTTGACCATTTGTTTGATTTACTGCTTCAAGATAAGGGGCATTAAGTTCTGCTGCTTTTGTTGGGTCTAATCCCATTTCTGTAGCAGCTTTAGCTTGTCTTTCAACTAATTTAGCAATCTTGTCTTTATTTGCTGCTGCAAATTGTGGGTCTTGTTCTGCTTGCACAATTAAAGGATCATTAATTAATGAAATTTGATTTTGTCGCATTTTGTCAGCAAAATCTGTAGATAACCCTAATTTAGCTTTAGCTGCGCTTGTTTCTGCCGTTTCAGCAGCCGCTTTACCAGCACGAATTTGTGGTTCTAATAAAGCCTTTTCTTTTTGCAATGCAGTAGAGCTACGACTAAGTTCAACTATG